TGGAGTGGAAGCGTATTTCCTTCCATCTCTAAATCTCTGGAGAGAAGAGTATGAGAGTGCAAAAAAAGAAAAAAAGAAAATGGACAAAGAGGTTGCTTTAAGTATTGAGAATGAAAAAGCTTCTAAGCAAAAGATGACCAACATTCTTAAGAAAAGGAATCATCTAATTTTGCTTGCAATGAACCAAACCGGCTTGAACAACATATTTAGTCTTATTTCGGAGAGTTATAAACATGAGAATTTTTACCGATACCCTAGAATCGATTATGAGCTTCTGTCTCGTTACAGCGATGGAGTTGTTGCTTCCAGCGCTTGTTTGGGGGGCGTTTACGCTGGTGATTATTGGGACAACCGTGACAGCGGTGAATTGGCTTCAGATGCTGTTCTAGATGCGATGCGGGAAACCACCCGCCGCATGAAAGACATATTTGGAGACCGGTGGTACGGAGAACTTCAATGGAACAACATTCCAGAACAGCATGAACTCAACAAGTACATTATTCAAGTTTGTGGTGAGTTTGATGTTAAGCTCATCTCTGCTGCTGACAGCCACTATCCAAATCCTGATGCTTGGAAAGACCGAGAGCTTTATAAGCGTATTGGGTGGTTAGGAAAAGGCGGCTTGCCATCTTATATGTCTGCAGAACTTCCTTCTGGGGTTGATGAGATTGGGTATGAATTATATCCAAAAAATGGACAGCAGATGTGGGACAGTTATGTGAAATATTCTGAACTGCTCGGAGAAAAATACGATGATAATATTGTGATGGACTCAATTACGAGAACACATGAAATCGCCCACGAGAGAATTGAAAAATTCTTACCAGATAATAAAGTCAGGCTTCCGAAATTTATTGTTCCGGAAGGAGAGAAAGATATTCACGTTCTGACCAAAAACTGCCTTAAGGGTTTGAAAGAGCGCGGCCTAAACGAGAATCAAGAGTATGCTTCCAGATTAAAAGAAGAGCTTGAGGTTATTCGAGATCGAGGATTTGCCAAATATTTCCTCACAATGCAAGCCGTAGCTGATAAAGCCAACACGGTTCAATTAACCGGCCCGGGCCGAGGCTCGGCCGCTGGTTCTTTGGTTGCTTACGTGCTCAACATCACACAGATTGACCCTATTAAATATGGACTTTTGTTTTCTCGTTTTTTGAGAAAGGACGCCGTTGATTATCCGGATATTGATTATGATGTCGCGAATCCCATGGAACTCAAGGAGATGCTTATCGATGAATGGGGTGATGACACCGTAGTTCCAATCTCAAATTATAATACTTTGCAACTTAGGTCACTGGTCAAAGATGTATCAAAGTTTTATGATATCCCGTTCATCGAAGTGAACAATGTAACTGGGAAGATGATATCTGAAGCAACCCCTTTGGCTAAAAAAGCAAACGGAATTAAGACAGGGGTATATACACCCACTTTTGAAGAGGTTATGGAATATTCAGACACTCTCAATAAATTTCTCACTAAGTATCCCCATGTAAAAACTCACATTGAGGCCCTGTTAGGCCAAGTACGTTCTGTATCTAGGCATGCCGGTGGGGTTGTTATTGGAGAGAATTTGGATCAGTGGATGCCACTTGTTTATAGTGGAGGAGTTAGACAGACTCCATGGAGCGAAGGACAAAACGTCCGACACCTTGAACCACTTGGATTTATCAAATTTGATATCCTTGGGCTGGCGTCATTGAGGATGATTGAAGGGTGCATTAGGCATATTTTGAAAAGACACCACAATAATCCAAATCCAACGTTCAACGACGTAAAATCGTTTTACGATGAAACATTACATCCTGACAAGATTAATTTAAATGATCAGGACGTATATAAAAACATATTTCATGACGCTCGCTGGGCTGGCGTGTTTCAATTTACGGAACGCGGAGCCCAAGATTTTTGCAGAAGAGCGAAGCCTAAAAATATAATTGATATTTCTGCAATTACATCGATCTATCGCCCTGGGCCCCTTGGTGCCAATGTCGACAAAACATATGTCGAGGCCAAAAAGAGCCCTCAACACATTGATTATCTTAACGATGTGGTGAAAGAAATCACAAAAGAAACTTACGGCTTCTTGATATTTCAGGAGCAAATTGCACTTTTGGCCCATCGACTCGGGGACGGAATCTCTCTTGATGAGGGGAACACACTTCGGAAGCTATTAACAAAAAAGGGAACGGGAGACCATGAAAAGAAAAAGACAAAAATCTACAACAAGTTCGTTAAGGGTTGCATCTCTAAAGGATTATCGCAAGGTCAAGCAGACCGACTCTGGCAAACATTCGAATACTTCTCGGGATATGGTTTTAATAAGTCCCACGCTGTTAGCTACAGTGTTCTTAGCTATCAGTGTGCCTATCTTTTTAATTACTATCCCTCTGAATGGATGGCAGCATTTCTCGACAAAGAACCACAGGCAAGAAAAGAACGAGCTATCAGCACTGCTAAATCAATGGGATTCCGAATTGAACCGTTAAATGTCAACACTTCAGGGCACGTTTGGGAGATATCGGAAGATGGAAAGACACTGATCCAGCCATTAACCTCCATCAAGGGATTGGGAGAGGCCGCAATTGAGCAAATTTTAAATAATCGCCCCTTTCAGTGTGTTGAAGACTTCTTGTTTAACGAAGATATAATTTATAGCAAATTAAACAAGAAAGCTTTAGATGTTCTCGTAAGATCTGGCGCCGCCGATGATCTCGCAGATGAAAGGTTCACCGGCCGAAAACATTTTTGGTCAGCAACAGTGGTCGACCGACCTAAAAATCAGAAGAAGCTGGCCGAAAATATAAGCTTATACGAACCAGAGGGAGATTTTTCCATAGAAGAGATTGTGGCTCATAAGTCAGATCTGACGGGAGTCTTTCCCATGCACCTTGTTGTTGCTGAAGAGGTTCAGGAAGGTCTCAAAACAAAGGGTGTCCCTCCGATATCTGAATATGACCGAGACCTAGAATTGGTCTGGTTTATTCCTAGAGAAGTTATTACTAAAAAGACAAAGAACGGAAAAAAATATTGGATCTTAAAAGTTATCGATAGTAATAGTACACTTACATCTATAAAGTGTTGGGGAGTTCGAGACACAGACAGGATCAAACTTAACAAGCCTTATATGGCTAAGTTAGATTATGATGATCAGTGGGGCTTCAGCACTAGAAGCATATATTACAACTTAAAATTAATAGGATAAAGAAATGAATATAAGTATATACAAAATTAGGCCTGACGCAAAACTGCCACATCGAGCACATGTTGCAGATGCCGGCATGGATTTATTTTATTGCACTGACCCTGGCGCAACAAATTCTTGTGTTTGGGAAAATGGCGATTTTAGAATCCCACCAGGGGAAAACTGTCTTATACCCACGGGAATTAAAATCGAAGTTCCCGAAGGTTATATGCTAGAAATTAAGAATAAATCCGGAGTTGCCAGCAAGAGGCAGTTATTGGTCGGTGCATGTGTGGTCGATCCCGGCTACACCGGGGAAATATTTGTAAACTTGCACAACATAGGGAAATGTACCCAAGAAATATCTCACGGACAGAAAATCGCACAAGCGGTCCTCGTACCAATTATTACGTGCGGAATACAACAGGTTTATACAGATCCCGCCGATAAAAAAACCTCTAGAGGCACCGGCGGATTTGGTTCGACAGGCGAATTTTAAAAAGGAGACAAACTAAAATGAGTAAATTTGAAAGAAAAATAAGAAGAGAACAAGCGAAAAAGAAAAAGAAGGATGCCGAAAAAGAGATGGCACAGAAAACTGCTCTTTTTGGTAAGATACCAGAAGCATGCCTTGCTTGCGAGGAACCATTCGATAAAAAGAATAAAGAAATGGTCACTAGCTGGTATGTTACGGTGCGCGAGACAGAAAATAAAGTGCACTTATATTGCCCTAGGTGCTGGGGATTAGCCACAAAACTGACACAGCAGGTTTTAGAGGAGGAAAACGATGGTGACAATTAATTCTAAAGGAGAGGTTGAATCACACCCAAGAGAATTGCTAAGTTTCGAAGATATTCTCTTGCAACCAAGGTATTCAGATATCAGGAGCAGGAAAGAAATATCAATTGGTAATGGATTGGCCCCGCTGCCAATTATATCCAGCCCAATGGATACAGTTACGGAATTCGAAATGGCTGTAACTTTGGGGAAGCTAGGGGGCATCGGGGTCATACATAGATATAACTCAATTGAGGAACAGGCGAGCATTGTTGGAAGATTGGAAATGGAACCAGACGTCTGGGTACCCGCCGCGGCCGTTGGTATCACCGGCGACTATCTCGAACGCGCCCAGGAGTTGGCCACGCGTGGCTTAAATCTTTTATGTATCGACGTCGCTCATGGCCACCACATTTTGGTTAAGGAGGCGCTACATAATATAAAAAAGGCCTTGTCTGGACACAAAATTCACATCATGGCTGGTAACGTCGCAACGCTTGAGGCGTTCAACGACTTGGCTGATTGGGGTGCCGACAGTATTAGAGTCGGAATTGGAGGAGGCTCTATCTGCAGCACTAGGGTTCAGACTGGTCATGGAATGCCAACACTTCAATCTGTGATAGATTGTGCTCGATCAGATCGAGACGCCCTCCTGATTGCAGATGGCGGTATCAAAAATAGTGGTGATATGGTAAAGGCTCTCGCCGCCGGCGCGGACGCAGTTATGGTAGGTTCGCTCCTGGCCGGTACAGATGAGTCACCAGGGGAAATTGTAGAAACAGCCACTGGAAAACACAAAGCGTACCGGGGCATGGCTAGTAAAGATGCACAAATTGACTGGAGAGGAAAGGTTTCTTCGGCCGAGGGAATATCAACTATGATTCCATATAAAGGCACCGTCGAAAATATAATTGAAGATTTAGCTAAGGGTATTAGAAGCGGATTTTCGTATAGCGGAGCTAGAAATCTAATAGAGTTTCAGGCCATGGCCAAATTTGTAAAACAAACATCTGCCGGCCAGATAGAAAGTTCAACACACATTTTGAGGAGATAAAGTGGATCAACCCAATTACGGAAAAGATAGAAAGAAAATATGTTTTGATAGCATAGATAAATTTCATGCCGATTTGAGGGTTCGACTTCACTATGACGGATTAAAACAGTACGAATTTTTTAATTTGTTAGTAAAATCATATTTGGAAAAAGAGGAAAACATTATGAATTTAATTCTGAGTTATAAAGAACAAAAACAAAAACATTCACGTAAAAAGAGAAAAAGATCCAAAGAATTAATTGAGCAAGGGAGAGAAACAGAAGGTATTTTCGCATTAGATCCTAACGAGATCGAAAGCATATTTGATTTAATAGAAAAGGAGAATTCAGATATATGAGTTGGAATAAAAGACGTTCTTCGTTTAAGAGGACAAATAAAAACGAGAAGTTAAGAGAGTGTTGCAAATGTTGCATTGAAAAAGAAACATCTTGCCCTATAAAGGATTGTAAACACTGGATAGAATATGAAGATGATCTAAATTGTACTTTAGTCGCAATAGAAAATAACGGAAAAATGACACTGCGAGAGATTGCCGATAGGCTAAGAGTTAGCTTCGTCAGGGTCAAACAAATCCAAGATAAAGGGTTGACAAAACTAACTAAAATGAAAAATAAGACAGTTTTAGAACCTTTTGAATAATTTAGGCGCCTTTTACTGTTTTAAAGACTATTTATTAACGTAAAATGTTCTAAAAAACAAACACCAGGAGAAAAACACATGAGCAACAAGAAAGACAATTTACTCAACGAGGGTGCAGTACGCCGTTTTATGAAGCTAGCTTCTATCGACCCGCTTTCAGAGACATTTGTAACTAACAACATTAAGGAAGAGACCGAAGAGCTTGAGGAAACCGAAGAGCTTGAAGAGGTAGCTTCTGATGATACCACAGACGAAGGCATGGCATATGCCCGCGACGAGGACGCACCAATGGATGAGCCTCTTGACGCACCAATGGATGAGCCAATGGATGAGCCAATGGATGAGCCCCTTGATGAGCCAATGGACGAGCCTTTAGACGCTCCTGAAGAGGAGGTCGAGGCCTCCGTTACTGTGCCAGAGGCCGATGTTGAGGCGCTCCGTACAGCTAGAGATGTAATAGATCAAATTCTTGGTGCATCAGATGCCGGCGCCGAGGGAGAAATGGAAGAGCCAGAGATGGAGATGCCAATGGACGAGCCAATGGATGAGCCTCTTGACGCACCAATGGAAGAGCCTTTGGATGCCCCAGAAGAGGAAGAAGAGCTTGAGGAGACCGAAGACAATAGATTTATTGCAGAGGTTGCCAAGAAGGTTGCAGTTAGAATGGCCGCATCAAAAAACAAAGATGATATTGCAGACAGCCTTGCAGAGCGTATCATGAAGAGATTATCCTCTAAAAAAGATAAATAATTGTTTAATGTGTTACTTTTAGAAATAGCGCCCTCGTGGCGCTATTTTTTTGTTTAATTTTTGTGCGAAGTGTGTTATAATACTTTAAATATAAGAGGTGATACTTGTTAGAAGAACAAGGCTTAACAGAGGTTGTGTGGTTTTTTGCCGGAGTCATGACATATAGGACGCTGGCAATGGTTTTCGCATATACGCACATGGCGCTATTCTTGGAAGAAATAAGCCAGCAGAGTTTAAAACTTCTGGGAGTTATTTCTGAAGATGTGGCTTTTACCAGAAGCCTCAAGTATCTGAACCTTGCAGACTCTGGTCTGTCGGAAGAAGAAATAGAAACAATAAAAGAAATAGACGAAAAAACATTTGAAACTTGGAAGAACGCGACTATTTATCATATGATATCAGCTTGGCCCCGGCCTTACAGAAAAATGTTAAAATTCCAGAACTGGCCGGAAGCAATGGATGAATTAACAAAGATTTATAAAAAAAACAGCAAACGATAAAGGAACAAAATGTCACCAATTAAAAGCTCAATAACCAAGGCCAAGCCCCTGGCCTCCGGCAAGGGGAAAAAGAAAAAGGTAGTGCCCGAACCGGAAGAACAACCGGAAGAACAAAATCCAGAAGAGGAAATTCTCCAGGAATTACTAATGGCATCTGCCAAACAACAAGATGCCGGCCCCAAATTTAGAAGCATCAGTCTCTATGGAAACATAGACGAAGAAATAGCAAATGATGTTGTTTTCTCTATGATGGCTCTAAGAGAGTATGGAAAAAGAGAGTATTTAGATGGAGATCCGAATGATCTTGACAACGCACAAATAGTAACTCTTTATGAGCCCTTTGATTTGACAATTTCTACTTTCGGTGGTTCTGCGGCAGATATGTTCGCAATATACGATACTATGAGGATGGTCAGAAAAGACTGTGATATTCATACCTTCGGCCTAGGAAAAGTAATGTCGGCCGGAGTCTTGCTGTTGGCTTCAGGCACCAAAGGAAAAAGAAGAATCGGAAAGAATTGTCGTGTCATGATACACAGCGTTGTCGGAGGATCTGCAGGTCAACTCCACGATTTGGAAAATGAAATGGAAGAAATGCGATGGATTCAAGAAAAACACATTGAATGCTTGGTGAAAGAGACAGATATGACAAAAGCTTATCTCAAGAAGTTATTA